TACCGCCAGCATTGTCATCCACGTATTGCTTAGTAGCAGCTTCAAACGCTGTCGTAGGGTTAGCCTCAAGGTATACTTTATCGATATGAGCATCGTTGTAAGCTAGATATAAGCTCCCGAGGTTTAAAGTACCACTCGCAGTAGGGTCGATGTCTGCGTCAATAGTATGACCAGCTGCCGACCATTCAAGATTAGTAAGCGCCGAGTGATCAGACGTACCGCCAGCATTGTCATCCACGTATTGCTTAGTAGCAGCTTCAAACGCTGTCGTAGGGTTAGCCTCAAGGTATACTTTATCGATATATGCTTCATTCCAAGCCACTGATATGCTTCCTATGTCTCTCGTTCCACTAGCCTCTGGCAGTAGATTACCACTAGCCGTTATATTTCCATGAACAAATGAATGTGTGCTAAGTTCAAACTGACTGCCACCTTCATCCCATTTTAACCATTGGGCTAATGGATCCCCGTCGTAAAAGTAAAGCCATTGGTCTTGAAGCGGACCAGCTGCCCCTATTCCAATTCTGTTTCCACTTGCCGTTACGCTTCCATGAACAAATACATCATCACTAAATTCAAACCTATCGTCTCCTTCATCCCATTTAATGTGTTGACCATTTGCTGCACCATTATCATAAAAATATATCCATTGGTCTACATCTGGTCCATCTATGTTTAATGCTATTACATTTCCACTCGCAGATACAGTATTGGCGCGCAAATATCCAGTTGTTATATTGTTCTGAGCTCTATCCATATCACCATCTACGTTGTATATATCGTTCCACCCAAGACCAAACGGGTTAGTATCATCTCTACTTCCAGCCGTTCCGCTTAAGTCTATAAATTCTTGGACTACAGTTGCACTCAATCCACCAGGAGTATTCATGCTCACCTGAGAAGCATTTATTGCCGCCCCTATTGTCATAAATGTACCAAGTCTTTGAGATAGGTTATTATACGAACCTGGAATGCCTTGTCCCAACTCAGACTCAATGCCATAGACTTCGTCTTGCATGTTGTTTACATGTTCAGCCATGATATCATCGCCAAGCGTTTGATATCTACCTTCCATGGCTGCTCCAAGATTAGCAGCATTAAATGTTAACCTACCAACATCATACTCAACGTAAAATTCTCCAGCTGCTGGAGTACCAGTAAAATCTTCTGTCCACTCAGCTCCGCCAGACGCATAAACACGCGTAGTTGCTATGTCTTTTGGAACGTGGTCTAAATATGTTTGATATGGTAAACCAGTGGGAACATTAAAATACTCACCACTAACATACCAGCCGGATGCGTTTTTGTCTATTCTATTTGGATATGTCATAATTGTATCTGGATAAGTCATCTTGGTCTCCTCCTTAAGCGGATTTTACAAAAACTCCTGGATCTGAATAATCTTCATAAAAGTACAACCATCTATTTTCCTTGTCTGCTAGGAAATGGTCATACATTGGTGTAACTGCATATAATGTTTGTCTATCCTCATCAACTATCCAAAGCGTTCCTTCTTCGTCTACTGCTATCCCGGATGGTGGAGATCCTGTTGTAAGGTCAGTAATGTCATACGAAGCTATTTGATCTAAATATTTTGATTCTGGAACTGGGTTTGGATTTGATAAATTTAAAAAATAATCTGACGGGGGCACGTGCCCTATCCACCAGATATAATCTTTGTATAAAGTAAATCCTTTTATATATCCAGAGGCACCAACTTTGTATGTTTCGTATGACTCTAGGGTTTCAGAATCTTGTCTGTATAGGTGTTCTGCTACTGTGCTGCTAGTATGCGACCACACAAGATCGTGTTCTTTTTTTGCCCTATCTACATACTTCTGTATCGGATCTGTCATTCCACTTGGAGCAACTGGAATAGTTATTCCAATACCTGTGGCTCTTGCCTCTGAGAATGTTTCTTCATTAAAAACCTTTATTCTTGTAGGTACAAGGTGGTAATAAAACTCTTCTAGATCAGTTACCTCTTCTAACTCTATTTGATTAAATGTTGATGAGTCTGCGCCTGATGGTTCAGGGAACGGTGACCCGACTGGTGTTGCTCCAGATGGAGCAGTCCAACATCTAACGTATTGGTTTTCTAAGAACGATATTGTGGACGGAACTTTCATCCTATATAAAACGTCTACTTCATCCACTGGCGCTAAAGATATAAAATTATTATTAAGATCTTCGGTCATCTCTCCTTCTAAATTGCGAAGCACCTTAGAAAAGGGAGAAATAAACTGTTGCCCCACAGAGTTACTATCATCTCTTATGGCGTGCCACGTGGGGTATTTGTTTGCTATTTCTTGTGTGATATAGCTCATATAATACCCACTAGCAGCTGGATTGCCAGATGGATTTACATACGTTCTTTCAAAATATTTAGGATACGAGTTTGCCATTATATCGCCCTTATAGCTTCTGCACTATCCGGGTTTGGATAGAACATCTCATCATATAGTATAGAAACGTTTCCCAATAGATGTGGCTCTTCTCTAAAATAATAACAACGAATAACGTGATCTCTTATCTTGGGGCTTACATCCATTATTTGTTGCCTTAGCTCATTAAGAATAAAGGTTCCACCAATTGGTATACTAACTGTGTATTTTTCTATTGCAGTTTTAACTCTTGCTTTTATTGCGCTCTGTTCGCTTTCAATAACGCTATCTATAAAAACAACCCTTACTTCTATATCTACGGTAACTACACCTGGAGCTGCTGCCGTTCCCCTTACACCATAGGCCTGCACTTCTTCTATGGCTGACTGAACGTTGCTAACAAGAGTAGCACTAGCTAACCCATCTGTAGGTATAACAAGCACATCATAACTACCCATGCCTCTAGCATATTTTTTCATCACTACATCAGCCACACCATCAACAGATAGCGCTGCTATCCTTATAGCTGTTTCGTTAGCTTTTTCTGCAGAAAGCGTTGCATTAGATATCCTATACCTGTAGTTGCTGTCATCTTCTATGTTTGAACCATTTACTATAGCTTTATCGTTAGTTGTATATACATCTGTAACTCCAAGATTAGTACTTATAAGAGCATTCTTTCCAACGTTTTGTAACGCACCCGTATCATCACTCTCTGTGGAAACATAAACCTCTGTCGCTCCCGCATCAAAAGAAACGCTTGAAGTAACTGTAAATGATATTTCATAATCAGATGTGGTAACTTTTGTTCCCTCTAGTATTTGTAACCCCGGAATATAGTCACCTAGAACTCCTCTTGTAACATAGAATTTTTGATTTTCATCTGCTGTTGTTGCTGTTGCTGTTTCTGATTGTAATCTTGGCATATTAAAAAGATTTCCTATCAAATCCAAAAAATATCCTTCTGCACTTGACAAAAAACCCATAGCTTGATTTATATCTAACACGTTATAGTAATCAGCTAGTTGTTTATTTATAACCTCTAACATAGTCCTAGCAACCCCACCAACGCTCAAGTTGGTAACATCTGTGTTGTTCTGAAGATCGTTAATAGTGCTTGCGTTGAGTTCTGTTAAGCTTTTCTTGAATAACATTATTCTCCTCCTCCTGGGGTATTTAGTATGCCATTTTCATAATCAAGCACTGAAGCAGTAACAACATTTACGTCCTCATTAGATGAATTTACGAATGTATACATAGCTATTCTATACATATCCAGTGGTACGGCTTTTACTCGTAAATCTTGCGGCACCATTCTTCCATCCTTGGTTAATGATGTAAACAGTTTTTTTTCACCCATAGCAGCGTTCTCTCTAGTATTTGGCTCACCCACGAGAGACTGAAGGTCTGCTCCAATTTCAGGATGTGGTTCAAAATCGTTGAATTCTGTTCTAGCTCTAAACATTATATCTTGCTGAAGAGTCTCCCTAGAGTTAGCAAATTTAAAATTTTTACTACTATCCAGGACAAGATCCCCACTCGCATCAATTAATATGTCTATCTCATTATATTGAGCCATTATTCACCTATTGTAATAGTTTTAAAATTTCTGAAAGTTTACCTTTAATTCCATCAAGTAAGCCAATCTTGGGCATTCTAAAAAGATACGTTGGCTCTACTGCATGAACATGCTTAAAAAGCATATTATGATTATGTGGTGGATACCCAGCAAAATCTGTCATCAGCTGACCGCCTCCAGAACTCAGCTGTTCGCTAGCATCAACTCCAGCCTGTCCAGCAGCCTCATAAATCTTCTCCTTTATTGCACCCGCAAACTCAATCGTTTCAGTGTATGTAAACAATTTTGTACTGTCAGGGTTTTCAGTATAATCCCCTTTTATTATATTACTTCCAGATGCCTTAAACACTGGCTTACCTTGAACTAATATGTTGCCATCTGTTTTTACAAGTAACCCCACCTTACCATCCATCGTTTGTAAGCCTACGCTATCTTCTCTTACTGAGACAGACGTAGAACCAGGGGTATCATCATGCTTTAAAAATATATCACCCTCATATTGCTTGAACGCCTGCAAGTTTCTATCGTTTTGATTTTTAGATGGATCTCTTCCCTTTACGTGAGTATCCCAACTACCAGTAGCACCTCCACCACCAGACTCACCACCTCGCGCCATGCCCGACTCTCGTCCTTCTTTTATTATGCTACTAACGCGAGCTCTTTCGCCTATCGCATCTGTAGAGCTGTACAGATTCTTTTTTTCTGTTCTAGCAAAATTATCGGACATCTTAGATTGCCTCCAGATTAGCATGTTTAACTGTTTTTATTATATCTTTATCTGAACGCATTCTAACTATAGTTCCTATAGCATCTGCGTTCTTTCCGCTTCCAACATATTGAACCAATACCATATAATTATTTCTGTTTTCTGCGGTTCCTAACCTTCTAAAGGAATCAGAGGCAACTAGTGGTATCTCAACAAAACTTCTACTATCGTCGTACCTATCTATTAATATTGTAGAATAGGTTTCATAATCAAATCTAACATCACCGTCTTTTGGTGCTATTTTAACGTATTCAAACCAAGTATATGCTCTAGATTGATTGTCTGCTTTTTTTAAAATATCGTCTTGTATGTGTCCCATTATTTTCCCCCTTTTATGGATCCACTAAAAACAGTATCAGCAATATCGTACGCAGCCCTAGTTCCAGCTTTTATCTCTTTCCACTTTTTAACATATCCCTCCCATTTTCTCACTAACCAATCTTCATGTTTCATGCCCTCAAAACCAGCTATATATGGTTGTCCATTATACACCAAAGGAGACAGTCCTATTGGTTCTCTTCTGGCTTCTTGCCAACCAGACTTACCAAATAATGAATAAATCTTTTTCTCTAAATCAAAATCCATGTTAAGAGGGTTTAACTTAGGAGTCCCCATCGGATTAAACATAAGTCTTTGTGGCGAATATTTAACAAAAAGCTCACTCATCATGAAACCAAAAGACATTAACTGAGCTATCTTGAACGGATTATTAATATGCACAACAAGATCTGGAACTATAGTTGTGGTAAAACCCTGGTCTTTGTCAAAATTATGCGTAACTTCTCTCACTTCTATTGGTCCATACATCGCATTATAATCGTCAGATATTATCACAACGTCATGTGGTTTTATCTTTGCGTCACCCAGTATAACCAACTCTCCGTCGTATAGTTCCTTTGTGGACAAAAGAAGATGACCTAAAGCATACTGCAGTGCTTGTGCTTTGTTCTCACAATTTTGTACGTTTAATATTTTTGTTTTTAGATACTTCTCTTCTATTGTATCATCTGCTGCTAATTCAGCTTTTCCGTCATCGATTAAATCTAGAAGGGAAACTCTTTTTTTCCATGGTCGAAGACTTACCTTGGTCACCTTATAAGTGATTACAATTTCATTAAAAAAATTATCAAAATTTATTTTTATATTATTAGCAACTATATGATGTTCACTATCTTTGTAATGATATGACCTAAATATCTTAGCATTTAAGTTCTTCGGTGACGACCCACCACCATCGTCTACTGCAGTTTTTTCATCTTTTACTTTGCTACAAAAATCCCTCCTTATACTATAATCCCTCCTTGCAGTATAAAAGTATGGTTGATCTGGTAATCCAAAAAAGAGGGTTGCCCTATCATCAAACGGAACTACAGAGGCTATGTGTCCAGGAAATCTGGTAGTTATTTCTTGTATCGCTTCCCATGCAGTCGTATGATATACTTTAAACTGCTCCACCCACCACCTAACATCAAACCAATAACTTGTTTCGTCGCCAGACTCTATAAATACATTATCATCTATAGGGCTATCTAACCAGGTTCTTTTTTTGTCAGGTTCTCCAGCAATGACTTCCTTTGAAGGGTTGCTGATACCTCTCCTGCCAAGGTGTCTTGTATGTCTACTAGTCATCAAACTTGCTACTAAACGACGTGGCGTACCAAATGTAGCACGTGTAACCCTTTCCCAAAAACTAAGACCCGCCTTATGCAACAACTCAACGCCATACCCCTGAGCAACAAATGTAATCATGTCACCATATTCGACCTCAGTTACTTTGCCAGTAAAAACATTATCTAAATCACCATCATGCGATGAGTATCCTAATTTTATTTGTATTCTCAATCCAGGACGAATCATCATTTTGTCTATCTCTTCTTGCTCGTCTACTGTGTTTGCCCTCTTGAAATTAAGATGTTCTTTTGCTGTATCAGCATGTTTTGCATTTTTAAAATCTTTGTTATCTAGCACACCCTTAAAATTTGTAAGTTCAACAATGGCTGTGTCAGCTGCGTTTTTTCTTGATTTATGTATGCTTATGCTTCTAACTGAATCGTATCCATAAAAATCATCATAAAAACCCATATGGTTAGCGTCTTCTTCTATGAATTTAAGCTTAAATGTTGGGAACGCTCTACACATTCTAACTATATCATTTGGAAAAGATTCTATAAAATTTTTTTTCAATTCTTCTTTGTGCTCATCACTAAAAGCATCAAAGCTCATAGAACCAGATTCGTTCTCGTATTTATATGGTGGGGGTACTCCAGTCATATCTGCTCCATTTTTATTCTTTCTCTCCAGGAATTATTATTATTTTTTTAGAAGAATCAACATTTAATCCATATATATCTGCTGTTGACGCGTCCATAGTTTTATCTTTTTCTTTATAATATTTCTTATCATCAGCTATTTTGTTTTTAGTTGATACACCTTCTTCTGGAAGATCCCAAGTACCCTCTCTTAGTACTTCTTCTCTATATAATTCATTTTCTTCTGAAGATGTTGGTAACAAATATAATGCTGTTACTTTATTTTTAAAACGTTTTGCAGCTTCTCTTCTTTCTTTTATATCCTTATCTGTCTCTTTTAGTCCCTCTGCATTTTGTAAATCATCTTGTGGTATAGATGCGTTCTTATCATTTTCTAATTTTTGGCTAGCAATATTTTTTGAAATATTATCTCTCATCATTACATACTCTTTATCAAATACAATTGCTGCTCTTTCTCGTGCTTCTTCTGCGTCTAACATAAGATTATTAAAATAAAAATCTGGCTCTACTGTGTCGCTATCTACGCGAGGAGTATCTTCTGGCCTATTGTTTTCATTTGGCTTACCTAGAACGCTATATGTTGTTTTTGGCGATCCAACGCCAACTTTTTTGGTATCAGAATAAAGTGGAAGGCACATATCTGGGTATCTTTTAGTTCTACTTTTAGTGTCTACAAAGAGTTTATTTTCTAACAACCTTTTTTCCACGTGCGGATCTAAACCAACACCATTTCCACCTATATGCGCTTCTATGTTGTTTATTACTTCTGGCCTATATTTGCTTAAAGGATCTGATTCATACAAAAGATAGATAACACTTTCGTCTATTTCACCTACATCACTAATACCTGATCCTTTTGACAAACAAAACTTCAGATAATCTGCTACGTTTTTCTTGTCCACATTATTATACTCCCTAGAAGGAGCTGTGTTTGAATCTTTTACTCTTATTGTTGTAGATTTATAAAGCACTCCTTCTCTGTCTTTTGAACCAGAAACAGACATTGCTTCTACTTTTTTATTACCACTTTTATCGTGCGATCCACATAAATCGATAACATTTTTAAGAGCTGATATTCTTTTTTCGTCTCCATCAAAATATACGGAATTAAGTGAATCCCTACTTAACAGTTTTTGGAATGTATTTAAAAGCGGAAGACCAACCATAGATGCCGCTGCTTGCATAATAGCATTTGAATACTTTTTTTCAAGAAAAACTTCATCACGTACACCTGCAGCATTTCTGTACATTTCGTCTCCTTGCAATATTTCTCTTAGTTTATTTCTTGGTATCTCTTTACTTCTTGCACCATTAATTTCATCTAAATATAATTGTAGATCTGCTTTAAAATATTCCAGCTGCAACTCTTTAACGGCCGTTTTATACACAACTATAGCTTCACCTTTAAGCTGTTTTGGGCTAAACTCTGTCAAAGTAATCTGTATTCTAGTCATACCAGGAGAACCTTGTACTGTGCTTGTTTGGATACCATCAACAACACAATTTCTTACACCTAAAAGTTCTAATAATTCATTTTCAACTAGGATATAATTCGACCTTGTTACCTTATCCCCCATTCTAGCAGATTCTTCACATTCATCTATCATGTGTTTAATCTTTTCTGTAAAATTATTATCTATTGTATCTAATGTTATGCCTATGGTAGCATTGTGAGATCCCAAGTATTGACATGTAGGCGCAGACCACTGAAGCACCGGCAAAAGACATATGCTGTTTCTTTGAGAAACAGTTATAGCCGAACATGCTGTATTATCATCCAAGCTAACTGGATCCATCGGACTTTCTTCTACAGTTTTTTCATCTTTTTCATTTATCGTAACAATCTCTTTTATGTACTCGAATGTTATATTCCCATTCATGCTACCGCTTAATGGTTTAAAGTACTTATGATCGCTATCACTGTTGGTGTCTGGGCTTAGAAATCTAGACGAATACCACTGTATGAAATATAAACATTTATCTACATCAAGTGTTGGCTTATTGTCTTTATCTAAAAAATCAAATCTATCACTGAACGGGTAATAATTAAATATAAAAAAAGTAATATGACAAACCAATGATTCAGAAAAACCAGCAACAGTACCCACATTTACTTGAGACAAAACTCCAGCAATATTGCTATCTGTTGTAGGTATGCTTATAGTCTGGAAAATATTATTTTTATCATTTTTATACTCTTTCACGTCAATCTCAACGCTATAAGAAACAGCCATTATGTTATCTTTCTCAGAATATGGCTCTGCTATTCCTGCTTCTGTCAATACGGTTATAAGATTTTCTGCTACACTAATGTTTTGATTTAAACCACTTGAATTTCTTGCTGTTAATGTACCATCCCAATACTCATTAAGATTGTCTATGAGGTCTGGGCTTGAATCCATTAACTGTTTATTTTTGCGCAGAATCTCTCTTAAATCGTTTCTCCTTGACATTATTTTTGCATCTATATCTTTTATTTTTTTAGCTTTTTCTTCGTCCTTGTCTTCGCTTGACGTTTTTTTAATATCACCAGGAAGAAATATGCTCCTTAAATAATCACTATATAGCGGTATAAAAGGAGACGCCTTAAGCTGTGCTAACAAAGGTCTAAGTTTATTGTTTATTTCATCTATATCATGAAAATAAATATCTAATTCTATAATTTTGGTAGATTTACCAGATTGAAAAACAATGTCGGAAGACGTCCTAAGCGTTTTGTATGGGCGGTTCTGTTTTGTCTCATTTACACTTATTTGTATTGGCGGTATAGTAAGCTCGACTGTACCTATTTTAAAGTAGCCTTGTTTTTTTTCATCTTTTCCTGCGGCTTGCTTTTCTATTCTTTCTATCTCAGAATTTACATCAGGCAATACTTTTGTGCTTTGATTTTTGTTTGCCCATTCTTCATATATTTTGCTGTATGGCACAGTAAGGCTTTCGTAGAATGCGTCTGAATCTTCGTTCCACTTAGAATACCTTTTAGTAAACTCACCAGCAAGTTTACCACCTTCAATCCATCCTTTGGCTGTTGTTCCATTAGTTGTTTCATATTGGGTCAAACTGTTGGCCATTATATTATCCTCGCTATTTTTCTGTCTATATATTGATCATTCATTCTTCTAGAGTCATCCGTAACTCTGACGTTAACATCTCCCAATTCTGCCCCAGACCTATTGGAAGCCATTAACCCTAACCCTCTACCAACAGCCTCAAAATCAACATCTCTTCTTGTTCCGCTTTTTATTCTTATGTTTGTTTGTATTGAATTTGGGTCTTCTATCCTGGCGCTATAAGACATAGGAAGCGCTGGCTCCTGCGTTGGAGATGACATATCTTCTTCCATTCCTTCTGGATACATTGTTCTTCCTTTTAGACCACCATACAAAGAAGTGTCTGAAGCACCTCCTGGTTCTAGTGCTAGTTGCTGTGGTTCTTTTTTTCTAAACATTAAAGCACCAAGTGTTACACCTGCTACAGCTGCACCTATTTTCCATTTTGCTGGCACTTTTCTCATCCACGATTTAACGGCTTCGAAACCTTCTAGTCTAGCTCCCCTTGAAGCTGATTTCTGTGCAGATTGTTTCGTTTGCCCTGGGAGTAAATCATCAAGACCAAAAAACGTTGTTCCCCTTATTTGAACATTCTTCATCTGAGATACTTTGCCTGGCTCTAACTCTTGCAAGATTCTCATCTTCCCCCATGGTTGACCACCTGCTAGTCTTCCTGATTTTTCTAGGTATGCAGCATTTCTTTCTGATCTTAATATCTGATTTATAGTACCACCCTTCATCCCGCTTTCGCCACCATAAGGAACAACACCTATCTTTTTGTCTCCAAGCAGAACATCTATACCCTTAGTTGTTCCTGTATATTTAGCAAGAAGATCATCTGTAAGATCATATGGTCTTAATGTCAACCTAGTCTTTCCTGCTGGTATCAATCCCTCAGAAACGAGCTCTGGTCTTACTATATCTGGAAGTAATGCACTGTCTTTTATCGACTGATTTATGCTTGTAAGCGTAGCTGAAGCCTGAGTTTTTGCTCTTCCTGCTCGTGCCATGGTTCTCATTCTTCTTATGGCTGATGCATCGGGGGCTTGTGTCGCACCGTATGATTCACCAACTGGAACTGCTGCAGTCTCCCTGAAGAGCATGGCTTCTCTGCCTCTGGCTTTTCTTGCTAACCTGGCTTCCTTATAAGCCAATCTTCTTTTAGTTCTAGTAATAGTCCTCGGGTAGGCGTATTGTGCTGAAGCGTAATCTTTGTGTCTATCTATTACTAATTTTCTGCTTTTTCTGCGAGTTTTTCCTAAAGTATCGTCTCCAAGTGACAGCTCATCAAAGGGTACCTGCGGGTCACCTGTTTGATCTGGAAGAAGTCTTCTAAAAAGATTCTCTTGACCTTTTGTCCCGGTAATTTCACGCGCAAAAACCTCTCCAGACTCTACGTATCCCTCACCTGGTATCCATACTTTTCTATATCCTCCAACAGGTTTCAAGGCCTTTAATTGAGCTTCTGTTAAGCCCATATTTCTTAACGTACTTTCGGCACGATATGCTCCAGTTTTCAAGTCTTGTCTTGCAAGTTCTTTGGAAAGTATACTTGCCTTAGATTCATAATTGCTAACCCTATCTAAATCTAGAGCATTTATATACGATGTCCTACCGGCGGCAACTTCACCTGCAATTTCCTTCTCAGCATAGGTAAGTCCCCCTCTGTCCAGGGTTGTTCCAACAACCCTACTCCCCTTAAGTCTAGCAGAAATCTCTTTTCTTTTAGTGCGTGGTAGTCCTCTTATTTTTTTGTACCATCTTTTTTCCAGGTCCGCTAAAACGTTTGTTTCAAAACTTGTTTGTTTTCCAGACAAGATACCCTCTCTAATGCTTTCTGGGTACTTTTCTAGCCCCCTTGGTATCTGAGCTCCAGCTTTTTCTATTTCTGTTCCAGCTCTTCCTGGGCTAACCCAATCTTCGCCTAGTAGAGTCTGGGGGCGTACTCTTCCGGCTGGCATAAACTCTGATTTTATGAGTCGTCTCCTTGAAAGCTCACCACTCATCTCAGGCGTTCTTGCCGCATCTTCAAGTTTCATGCCAGTTGGCAATTCTTTACTTCTTGCCAATTTGTTATATGCATCAGCTATCTCTGCCGTACTTACATCTCCAGGACCAACGTTCCAGACTGGAACATGCGGATCTATGGCACCATACACAGACGCATTTCTATCTATTAGTTGCCATCCACCAGCTTTTAATGGTATTTTTTGGCGTACAGTATACGACGCATCTATCCTTGCTGCTCTTTTTTCTAAAGCATCAGCAATTTCTCCAGATTTTAATACATCAAGTACATCAGAAGGGCCACCTCTAAGTTTTATTGCCGCGCGACCTCTGGCTCTCCTTAGCGCTGCTGGCCTAGGGGTTGACGGATATTTTGTTCGATAAAAAGTATCCCCTTTATATGATTGTGTATATTTTTCAAATTCGGCCATGAATTCACCTATACTGTTATGGGCATCCTGCCCTTTACTCTTTGTAAGAATTTATCTGATTGATCTCTTGATACATCAAAATCGATACTAACTATTCTCCTGTCAGATGGTTGTGTTGTTATTTCTATTTCTGGAAAGCTAAAATCTCTGCTAGTAAGTTCTTCTATAAGATCTCTCCTTAGAACTGGAGTATCATATTGTGGATTTGGTGTGCTAAAATCTCTTATAAATGGTACTGGTTCTCTTGTTGCTTCTTTTTCCTGCGTCCTCCATAAATTGAAATCATGAATATCAAGAGCTTCGTTTTTTACAACTTTAAGTTTAACTTTATCAAGATCTACATCTGGATGCCATCCTAACCAGTTTGGTCCAGGTAAATGATGTTCAGTGAAAAATTCAGAAAGATCTTCATTTGTTTGTCTTTCTACTGCAACAGTTTCATCATCTACGCCAGACTTGCGATCTCTCATCTGCCACTGTGCTTCGTATATCCTACTCATATACTTAGGTGTCAGCTCTCTTATTCTCTCTCTTTCTTCGCCCTGTGCATCGGAAAATTCAGTAAAATAATCTCTTTCAGCTCTTGGCATCGCTCTAAATATGTTCGCAAAACTACCATAAGGATCTAAACCGTGTAATGTTTCTTTAGATCTTTTGTCAAATTCTTTAGCAAGTCCATAATCTTCTACTTCTCTTGATCTTTTTGCTAGTTGTTTATATTTTATATATTCAACCTTATCAAAATACTCTTCTATTTCACGTTTTTTGCTAACATCTGGTGGAATCCATGTGGGTTGCAATTTCCCTCTGGCTTCTTGATAATATACTTTAGCAAAATCTCGTATTGGGTGTCCCCAAAATGAAGCTTCTCTTCCAAATACCTGAAATCTTTCATAATGTTCTATTGGTGTCCTTGCTGGCATCATTTTCCCAGCCAGGTAACTTACGCCTGGTACTGGAACGTTTGAGAGCGTATGGGTTACACCTTCCCAGGCCCTACCAGCTCCTTCCTCTATCTTGCTAAGATTATCTCCAGTAAGAGCTTCGTCTACTTGCTTGCGTACCCTTGAGAATCTACGAGGCTGAAACTCGTATTTTTTCATCCTTTCACTTCTTTGTTCCCTAGCCGTTTCTATCTTTCCTTCCCACGTTTTATCTATAACTCCAGCCCTAGACCACATATTCACTATTGTTCTATAATTTTTGAACTGCTCAGAATACGGAGCAATATCTGCCAATATAAGAAATCTGTCTACGGCATCATAAACACCTGGAATATTTGAGTGCAATTCGTTTAAAGCTTCGTAACCTGTCCCTGGAAGCCTTGCTTCGCCCATTGGTACTTTTATGTATGGGTCTCCGTGTTTAAAATCAACGAAGTACTCAGAACCAGGGAGCCAAGGATGTCTTTTTCCTGCAAGATTCTCAATCGGATTATACTCTTCTATCTGACGTCTTCTGTGTGGAAAAAACCTCCTGAAAATTTCTGTGGTTCCTAAAAGTCCACCAAGATCTCTATCCCAATACGACCGCTCATACCCAGTAGCACGCCCAGACCCCTGCAATCTAGCTTGCTCAAATAAACTTTCTTGTCCAGTTGCTGACCTTAGTGCTTCTTGCATGTAAAAACCTGGTAAACCAAACCATTCTGTAAACCTATACTGCTGCTCACCGATAGCATACTTTACGCCTTCTGGCGTAATTACTTCACCCATACCACCACGCGGTATGCCGCCAAGTTGAAGTCTTTCGGTTGTATCAATGGGCATTCTTCTGATGCGTTCTGTTTCTTCTGGCTGTTGAATCATTTCACCAGATCCAAGCCACTCCTCTTCGTGCATCAATTTTCTTGGCTTTATTATTTTTCCTATAGTAGCATCTAAAGCTGGCCCTATAAGTGGAACATCTTCAAACGCTCCAGACGTTACGGGATATGGTCTTTCTTTGTAGTATCTTTTTTCCCAAGCATATGGATCGGGCTTGTTTCCAGTAATCGGCCCAACTAGCCAATGGTGTTGCCACTTCCAATCCTCAGACGGATATAGCGCTCCTTGCTCTCTATATCTTGACTTAAGCAACGGATACCAATGTTGCCTGTAATACGAAACCTTACCACCCTCAAATGGTGTTCGCCCAAATTCCCACCATCTACCCTTCTTTACAGCTACATCTTCTTCGCCTGAGTATATCTTTTCGAGTTGTTCTGGAGAATAACTAAGACCTCTTTCTAGAGCATAACCACCTACTCCACCAGCAAAGCTCTTAAGAAGTGTCGATAGATATCCTTGTTTTCCTTTTATCCCCGCAGATAAACCTAGAACAAGTCCCGCTGCTCTTAGATATCCAGGAAACAGATTCTGCATATATTTATTTGCGTTAAGAGCACCAAGCTTATCTAATGATTTTTGCATAAACATGCGAGATTTAACCCACATGTTAGCACCAGCTTCAGTAATTCCCTCTCTTAGTGGTGTTTTGTCAAAAGCTTCAGACCTTCTTAACCTATAGTCCAAATAGTTATATCCAAGGGTTGCAATGTACGCTGGAAGCATAACTCTTGTTGCAACTCTACCTATAACTCCCCAAGGAGTTCTTGAACCAGGGTTAAATCCAGAACTCTTTAGTGCTTCTTGTATTCTTGTTGGGGCCTTTAAAAATCCAGGATGAGCAGAAGTTGAGCCACCAAGTATCCACTCTGGTATCTTTTTAGCTTTTTTAGCTGCAGTCTCAAAACCAGCATAGCTCAAAAACTCAGGTATAGACTCTATTGTCCTGCTAAATAAGTGTGCTACGCTTTCTTTAACGCCCCTTAAACCAAAACCACTTTCACGCAATAAATTTTGATTTTCCAGAAAACTCTCAATAAAAGTTCTCTTTTTTACTAACTCTCCATACTTCCCAAGTTGTCCTTCAGTAGCATTCCACGCAGCTGTTTTTATATTAAAATGTCTTATAGATTTTATTCCGCCTATAGTTCTACCTTTTACTAGCGGTTTCTCAAAACCTGGTATACGTATTTCTGGTATCTTTATAGGTTTCTTAAATACAATATCTTTTGATAATGGACGAAAGAATTTTTGAAGAGGAAAGTCTAAAGCACCCCTCTTCTCGAAAACTGTTTTACCAAAAGGCAAAAAACCAGCACCCCTAGCACCCCTGTATACAACAAAACCTACACCCGCAGCTACTGCGGTTGCTGATGCTATTTTTAACGCTTTAGCCCAAAATGTACCCCCTTCGTCTGGATCGCCAAGGTCAGCCTCATTGTATGGACCATATTGTGCTAATAGTTTACTTTTGTCTTCTGGCATACTTAATCACCTATAAAAATGGGAACATGGGAGTTACCCCACATTCCCTCCTTTAAGTTTATCTACGTTGTGGTCTCCTTTTGGCATAAAATTGCCTACTTCAGACTTAAACAATTCATTGTTATCAACGTTAAAGTCTATCGGACCACTACTTAATTTTGATTTTTGTGATTTTTGATTAATTGGAATATCCAATGTGACCCCCAGTATCTGTTCAGCGAGGGCTAGATAATGTGTGATTTTGTATATATCGAATTCGTCTATAATCTCAGGAGTTAATTGAGGAAACGCTTTGCACAAAAGTGCTGTAACTTGCATGTCTACAAGTTCCATTAATTCTCTGTTTGTCTGCATAAGTCCAGCTAGTGCTTCTGCGGATGAAAATCCAGAGATCTCAACCACTATTCTAGCTATTTCAGAAACAGTTCCTGCTAGCATCTGGTCTATGTCTTTTGCTTCTATCTCTGGATATAAGACACATATTTTAAAGATAAACTCTTCCGCAGCTCCTACCATATAGTCTTGCAATTCAACTAGTATACCAAACTCTTTTCGGCTCAAGGGTTTAAGTATAAAATAGTCTTTTCCTATCTCAAGTCCATATATAGTAGAATATTTTTCTTTAAGAATTTCTATCTTTTTATTTATGCTAGCAGGAAGTTTCTTATCCATTATAACTTAACTGGTTCTTCATTTACGCCGAAATTACTTGCCGCCATAATAAGATCCGTAAGTGTAGAAACTGTGCCAGCTTTCTCTGCAGATAGGTCTGTCGCGTTTAGGGCTGGATATACCAAACACTTTAAGACTATCTGTTCTTCCATGTACGATCTTGAAGCGTCTTGGTTTGCAATAACGCTCTTATATTCCACTCTCTTCATGGATCTATATACATATTTTTTGTTATCCGCTAAAACTGCACTATATACATCTCCAAATTTCTGTTTCCATTCTGTAATCATTTCTTGTGTTATTTCTTTGTTTTCTTCTGCCATGACTTAATATCCTCCTTATTGTGATGCTCCCATATATTTATCCATATCTTGAGCCATAAATGTATAACTTTCTTGAGTAGGCTCTCCATTTATTTCTATTACCTGGGAAGAACCAAGAAGATGAACTCCTGTTAGTGATTTTGTAGTTGAAGCCATAACATCATTAATTGATTGTGGATCTGCTTGCTGCGGATCTCCGTAAGTTATTAATATGTTAAATCCTTCTGGAAATATTTCTTGTTGTATTATGTCTGGAGTATTCAATTGTTTCTTCTTTTCTTCTGGCAATTCGCCCCAAATAGCTTTTGCATATAGCTCTGATACTTCCAAAAAATCATCTCTCTTTGGCATCTCAAGTATCTCCTGAAATGTTTTTGGGCCGAAGGTTCCGTTATTCAAGTGTGTAGAAATAACTGGCCTTAACTCTTCCCACACTTTTTCATCTTCTTCTTCGCTTTGATTGGTCTTGAGACCTTCACGAAGTTTTGGTAAATTTTTAAGTATATAAGACAGGTATCCTTGATTTCTAAAATTTATTCTTAACTGACCCTGAATCAAAACTTGCCCCTTAGCCACAGCATCAAAATGCTGAGAAGCATATCCATATATTGGTCTTTTCTCTTGATTGTATTGCCAACCTATGGCAGTTATGTCATCAACCCATATATTCCCAAACCATATAGTTATTTGTGATCCTGAGAAATAATTAAAATCACTAGTATCAGTTGGTTGATAGTTCTTCGAAGCAAACCTAAATTTTGTACCTGGACCGGTAGAATCAAATATACCCATATTTTACCCCTTATTTTAAAGAGCTCCTGTGGCCTGCCATTCTCTTTCTTGCCTCTGTCATAAGAACTTGACTTCCAGACTTAAGAGATTCAAAGGTTTTCATGTTTCTAAACGGTGGACCTTTGTGCATCATATCTATATCAGTTGCTATATAGGTATTTGTTTGTTCCATTAAAATGTCATCCACACTCATTGTAGCTCCCTCATTAACAAACCGTATTCCATATATACCCATTGTTGATACATCACCATACTCATTGTTAAATGTTATTATTATATTGAATTGTGGTATCTGATCTACAAGGGTAGTAGATGGATCCCAATCTCCAGTGTAGGTATATCTGAGTGCTTCTGCTAAAACATATTCATCCATTGTGGCCCAAACCATAGTTCCTGCTATCGTTCTTGGTCCTCGTGTGTAAGCGTGTGCTCTTACTTTTCCTAGCGCTCTAACTGGAACAACTTCTCTGTGAGTGCTATATGATATTGTCTGAAGTGTTCCCAATACTCCAACTATAGGTTCCGTTTGTCTTGGCGCACCAGTACCGTCAAACCCAACCTCTTGCGGTGGGATGTGTATGTATGCAACTATATCTGCCCCAGAAAAAGAATTATAAGTTCCATAAAGGTTTGACCAGTAATTCTGTGCTCCTTCTGCAGACCTACGTCTAGCACTAGCCTCTCTTTCGGTGAAACTTGAGTCTCTTTTAGGGTCAGTAAACGGCCACCAATATGGTGAATAGTTGAAGCCCATCTTTTCTCCTTATGATTGTTGGGAGGGTTTTACCCCTCCCAACGCATAACATTTATTATGTATTAATATTAAAATTAACTCCCCAACCAGCAGTATCGACATCAGCCTTAGGTTTCCATGGCATAATTTCTCTTGCCACAAACGTCATTTGCTGTTCCGTAACTATATCATCAACAGATATACCCGAACCTTCGTTGAGTATTTCAACACTGTTAATAGATAACACGGCTACCTGTCCATATTCATTAGCCGCGGTAAGAACTATATCAAACGGTGGAAGTTGATCTGGATACCATGCAGGCACCCAAACGTTATCAGTAAAAACACTCTCATGCACCTGAGTTCCTCTTGAACTCTCCTCTGCGGTATGTCTCGCAACATCTGTATCATGTGCAAAAAATAACGCACCTGGATCGCCTCTGTCTGAAAATACAGAGATTAATGCACTTCTATCAAAAACAGTAAAAATAACAGTTCCAGCTATCCCTCGTTTACCTCTAGAAAAGGAGCGAGGGTCAGCAGAACCCATCGTATATATAGGAGCTTTTTCGCGCGTCACAGAATAACTAACGCCCTGGAGCTCCCCTATAACTTGTCCTCCAAATGTAGCTTTAATGTCTACACCTGAGAAAGAGTTATAGCTTCTGGTATATTCGCTAACAGGCATAATACTCCTCCTTTTCTATTATTCAGCTGCAAGTGATACAATAACTGTAATCTGCGTTAATTCAAACGCAGGTACTAGTTCCAATTCGACCGTGGCCCTACCCAGGACTTGGTCTGTTGCGGTGGCAAATATATTAAAATCGTAACGCCTCAACGCTCCTTGAGATTGCATAGCTTTAAGTGCATTTTCAATAGCTGTTGACATAGCATTTCTTTGTGGTGCGCTATTTGGCTCACCTATAAATTGATCCGCAACATCTCTTACAAAATTAATAGCATCATGTACTATTCTAACCGTAGTGAGTCTTACAAAATCTGACCTGTAATACTGACTGATATTATATGCTCCAGTCATTGCTGTCGCAGCAACATTACCCTTAGGCTTGTTGATAACTGGTACAAATCTGCTACCAGCAAGACTATTTGCCTGCGTCAATGATACATACTGTTGCATAGATATACCACTCATTATCTTGTTAGTTGGAGCACTCATAGCTGGTAATGACGAGATTAAACCAGCATAAGTAGCCGCACCATCAGCATTATAATATCCAAGAGTAGGATACAAATCTGTGGATGCTTCATTAATGGCCCTTACTGCTGCAGCAACTACTGAGATATATGCACCAATATCAACTTTATTACCTTTCTCATCAGTAACGCTTCCTCCTGCAAAACTAGCTGGCATGGTACCCTCGGTCGTTGCAACAAAGCAATAATTTTCAGGTACACCATCTCCCGTCGAATCTGTGGTTCCATCATAACACGCACAATTCGTATATGCCGCTAAAGCTGTTTTCCAGCTTTCTAATTCATCAAGGGTTGGTGTCCCCGATGGACTAGCTGTTGCTCCATCGACGCCAATTACGCCAAGGCAGGTATCGTTATTTGATGTAGCTTGGTAACAGAAGTTGGCTAACTGGTAACCAAAATTCCTCTGAGTAGGATTGCTAAGAGTTTGAGAATCAAGGTGCGCTCCAACTGGTACCACTATATCAACATCATAATTAAGCAAATGTGCATATGCTTCATCTAGATAACCATATCTATCATCGTCACCCGTTAAAACTCCACTAGCTGTAGGCAGAATGTTCATAAGCTCTATATCTCTTCCACCGCCTACTGATGTTTCCATCAATGCTTTATCAAGTTCACTTATTGTTCCATCTGAATTTTTGAACTTAACGTATGCCGCAGTTAGACTTCCATCTGATACGGTATATGGAACATATGGCGTTGCCGATATGTCTGTTGATGTAGTTATACCAAGGAGCATAACTTTTGGCCCCGCAGGGGGCCTACTGATACGCAAACCAAGATCCGTGATCTCTACCGTTGCTCCTGGTAGGTTAGCAAAGGTTGGCATTGTCATTCCTCCTTTTTGTTTATCTTTACGACGTTATTAATCCACCGTCATTGATTACCGTCATACCAGATGCTGGTATAATACCACTGGCCCCAACGGCAACTTCGTTGCTCAAATCAATACTTAAATCAAACTGAGCAAAATCTTTTTCTCTAACGGAGATTAATTTTTCCGTTCTGAAGAAGTACCACAAAGATCTATAAGATAGATCTTCTCTCCATTTTGTAACTTCTTCGTCGATTCCTCTTTTAGTGTATAATATTTCTTGTACTCCATTTTTCTTCCAGACCCATGTATATTTATACAAAAAGTCCTCAAACCAACTGACGAGAGTATCGCCACTGTTTGCAGTTGTAGTCCAGAATTCGAACTGCAAGAGATTATCAAATCGCTGTCCCAAGATTTTAATATGATATCCTGGGTTATCTGGATCCTTAATGTATTGCCTTACCCTTGGTTTAATTTCCTTTTTTGCATCAAACGGATGTGCTTGCAAAGTACCTGGTTCTCTTCTTGACACCTTATATGTTATCGTATCTCTCCATGTAGCAGGATCTGCATGTGATGATGGATAAGCTGAGATGAAATTTACCATATCTAAATCTTGGAGCTTCAATCTATCCCCTGTAGAGGGTTTAGTCAAGCCCATCAATCGGACCGTGTTTGTGTCTTCATCAATAACTTCAACAACTGTATACACCATGTATGGATCTTTGCTAATGTTGATAACTTTATCGTTAACCGATAAATATCTTGCATATGGAAATCTATACGCCCACGAATGGGCATCTGATTTTTCCCACTTCCCTTGATAGTCTATTAAACTTTCATAAATATAGCTGGTCACATCATCTAATGATGCTGTTCTATCTGCCTGACGACTATCTACATCTGTGCTGTATACTTCAGGTGCTTCATCAAAGCTCTCTAGTCTTCTATCTAGTTCCGCCATACTTGAGCTCCTCCTTCTTTACCGCACATCGCCAGTATTCTATTCTTCCATTTTGATCTCTAAAAGGCTCTGAAAATGTTATATTATAAGAACCATTTCTAACAAACGGCCTAGTAGGTTTTCCTGTAGATTCTTTAGTATCTATTTCTATTATTTTATCCTTTTCTGTAGGATTAACATAAAATTTAAAATAATACACGACATAAGGTACTGTCATTATTGCAAAATCTGCTTGTCCCTCCATTCCAGCCGCTCCTGGTGGAGGTGTTACCACTCTCCTTCTAACATTATGTAACTCTTCAGCATATACCCACCCTTCTCCTTGACATATTTCGCAATCAGAGTTTGGCTCTTCATACTTTGTATCATAACCTTTCCAACAAGAACATCTTTGCCTCGTATCCATCTTTCTTAAAAGAACCCAGTGACCTCTTTGAGGAGAAGTTGATGTTCCATCTATGAAATCAAAGAACTCTTTACGCAGATTTATTTCATGCTCATAACCCTGCACGGGATACAAGCCAATTCCTTCTCTGCTCTTTCTTGTCGGCCAAAGTGACATGCCCATAAGATTAACTCCATCTCGAATATATGCTTGGCAGCTTTAAACTTCTTTGTGTTCTCGTATTGGCTGCAGGAATACTCATTCCAGGAACAGTCCTTGTCCACGTTCTAACACCTCTCATTGGAGGTGTAGCTGAATTCGATATTCCCTTAATCGCCATCTTTGGATGTGCTTTACCTGTTTTCCCAACAAGTCTATCTACCCAGAAGGCCATACATGATTCTGCCTGATCCATGGCTGGTCTCATTGCCTTAGATAAATCTAACTGGTCTTGAACGGTAAAGTCTCCTAGTCTCTTGAGTTGCCCAGCACCACCTATTCTATTCAATAGTTCGGCATTCATAAGATCGTACTGGGTTTTGCAGCAAGTGTACATCTTGGCAGCAAACGACGGGTCTTCTATCCCCCACTGATTCTGCCCATATGTCTCATTCGCTAGTTGATAAGCTAATAAAGAATTATTAAATATTGTTCTATTTATCGTATCATCGGGGACTTCCCTTATATATGGTCCTATTGCCATTCTTATTTTCTGCACCGAACAATATAATGGATTATATGCAGTAGTAAACATAAACTGCTGAGCTTCTCCCAAATAATCTCCGCTAGCACTTATTACTTCTTTAGAAATTGTAACAGTTATTTCATTGTTCTGCCACCAATCACTAGAATATGGTGTAGTCCAATACAACGTGTTCCCACTAGGTGGCAATATATATCCACTTGGTACTGAAGATGGAAACATTGGATCACCGTTTACTGATGTAGCTTCAACCGTAAGCCAATCAAGATACGCTATTCCACTTGACCATAAATCTTGACTAAATGTAACATATATACTTGACGAACCAGATGGTTCTGGTATATAAACTCTTCCACCAGGAGATTCTACATTTTCCCATCCAGACGGAAGTGGGCTACCAACGTTAGTCTGTCTATGGTCTGGGTTTGTATCTGTAACGCAAAAATCTAAACTTACTGCTGGCTCTAGAACTGGTACCGTTGGAGAAGGAGCTATTTCCTCATCTGGAGATACAGGAGATGGCTCTTCTTCTTGTGGCGGTTCATATATTTCACTACCAGTTGTAAATTGTACTAACCCTGAAGTCGCTAAGTTCTCAGATAGCGCATTCTTGATACAATCAACAGACTGATCTGCCCCTACTATTATAAGCGTATATCCAGATGATTCATCCAACGATTTTACTGGTATAAACGTAATGGTATAATTAGAAGAATCATAAGTAATCATACCTTCCACTTGTTGATAATCGGTAGACCTGTACAACAGTATCGTATTTGCGTTTAGGCTCGACTCAAGCATTGCCTGATTAAAGGCAATTTCTAAGTGAACATTCAAATACTGTTCTGTTCCACCATTTGTTGGATTTGTTGATATTATTAATGGGGCAGACATGAAAGCCTCTCCTTCCAGTAATCTCTTCTGGTTTGTGTTTTAGCATGACAACTTCTGCATAATGATATCAAATTATTAGGGTCATCGTTTCTCTTGTTATAATCTATATGATGTACATCAAGTCGTCTTATATCCTCTGCTTCGGGCATTCCACATAATTTACATTTATATCCATCTCGTTCTCTTATTAGTTCTCTCAATTTAGATAAAAATTCATAAGAATAAAGTCCAGGACGTCCAATCCCCTTATTCCAAGGAGGAGGTTGCAACCCAGTTTTTCCCTTATTCCATGGAATAAAGCCTTTTTTGAAAGGATTTCCCTTAGAATTTGCATTAAAACCTTTTTTTACATATCCATTCCCATCGCTTCTATTGCTATAAATTTTGAGAGTACCTAGGCTATGCTTGGCTTTATTGTTTTGACCCCAAATTCTACCATCCTTACATACTTTGGCCATAATTTTATCCTTATACTATTTGGATTTCTACCTTCTCTTTACCTTCATCATCCTCTTCTACAGCTGATACGCCAGCCATGTTTTCTAGAAGTTCTTCTATCTTATCAATAACAGTTTTTCTGTTTTTATCAGACTTTTCAGCAGATAAAAGTTTCTCTAGCCTAGCCATAGGAGCATTTTCATCTCTTCCCGTAGTTTGTGCTATTTTTTCTAAATATACTTGTATCTTCTTCACGTTCATTTCAAGGAGATCCAAGTCATTCCTTCTATCTGGAATTTTGACTTCTGGTTCTTTTGCCCAGCCAAAAGACAAGTGCCCACCGTTTACAGCTTTCTGTATCATCTGAAGGTTTCTTTCGCTAATATCTTCTGGAATTATAGCTGTTTCTTCTACGCCAGCTCTCAAGTTAATTCCACCTTCTCCTTGAAAGTAATAATTCCTTGCTTTTTTGTTGAGACTTACTCTAGTCCCTCTCTTTATTTCCATGAATTCCTCCTATATTACTTAAAGTGCAGGGCAGAGCCGATAAAGGCTCCACCCACACACATTAAATTGCTATTAAACACCTGTTTGATTTATTGTCGGTAACGCACCACTGCCAGCCTGCCATGTAAGTGAATCATCAAGATCATATGCACGTACAATTTCGACATTCTTAGCAACTGCAACTGCTTTACCTTCATTAAGGATACCAAGTCCATATCTTTCTCTGAACTTAATCGAACGTATATCCCTGTTCGGATCATCCCATTCTTCAGTCGTGACATCCTCATCTATAACTATAATGCCAAGTTCGTTTGTATCACACATAATCATATCTGTATGTGCGTCAGCACCACCAGTTACAGCGGCCGTATAAGATACAAACGGGCTTACTATGATACGAAGTGGTGCTGGGAAAAGATTAGGCACATTTGCATACGTTGAAGATGCAAACTGAGCTTGCGCCGTAGGTCCAACATTATTACCACCTTGATACCACTGTCTAGCCAAGCCTGCTTGACCTTGAAGCGGGCTAAAAATCGGACCACCATTCGCAAAGCCAAAGGCTCTCAAAATCGGATCCCTCGCAAATACAAGCCATCCAAGCGGGCTCATAATTAGCGCATTAGGTATAAAACCCTGCGCCACGATTCTAGAATACATGACCAAAAGGTCATCAAGAGTTATAGTACCGTTTCCTGCACCCGCTGAATCCCTACCGGATGTTTGCATAGTTGCAACGTTATTGTCGAATATCGTGACACCTTCATTGTTGATCATATTAAAGATCTTCGTTTCTTTGTGTCTCGCAAGTGCACGACCAGCTGCACGAATGTGCATGCCCATAACGTCATACTGTGAATACCTTAACATTTCGTCGGTAATTCTCACCTTTACACCAGATTTCCCGATGAACGCAGTTCAATTTTGTTACTATACACGACCCGTTATATCTTCACCACAACAAGGACATATAACTTTGTGCCCTGGAATATGCTTTAAAACAGTTGTAAGTTCCAGGTTCTCTTCTCTGTTGTCTGCTCTGTTTCCATTTTTATGGTGAACTTGCTCATAACTTTCGAGCGGTCTTCCTAGGATGTTTGACATTACCAGTCTATGTTCCAATATTCTTCCTTTTGAATCTGAATTGGGATGTTCTCTATCGTGAACAACTTTATATCCTCTTGAATCTATGTATCCACCCTTCCAGTTCCAATGTTTTGGTCCACAATGTTTTTGACCTGTTCTGCCTCTTTTAATATTAAACTTAACCAAATAATTATATACTGTCTTAAGATTAACATTGAGTTCTTTGGCTATCTCTTTCTGGGTTAAATTTTCACCCCAATATTTTTCTTCCAACCAATCTTTGGCTATATCTATTCTATTCATATTAACATCCTATTTTGTATGGCTAGATCATTTCTGCCTAGCTCTGTATGTTTCCATACAGTTCAGACTGTCGCTTCGCACAAAAGTGCGTCCCATTACTCAGTCGTTGCAGCTGCACAGATCTCAGAGATCTTGCTTGCTGTGGATTGCCATAGCTTTCGCCTTAGGGTTCCCCAATTAATCAAACGGGATTTAAACACGGCAACTTTATTTACCGTACCTGCGACTTCGAGTTTTCTCTCCGGATATTCTCCACCCTCGGGAATATCTTCAGCAGTGAAAGCACCTGCGGCTGGAAAGGTAATTTGCTGTCCTGCAGAAAATCTAATTGCCTGCAGTAGGCTTGTACCAACGAGAAGTGGCTCTATAGCTTCTTTAACAATGTTTGATATGACTTTTGGAATCAAGATTGATGCATCCGGCGTTGAAAGAGCATCGCAAAGATCTGCATAACCGATCTTCTGATCTTTCTTTGTCGAATCAAACTGATCCACTGAGTCTTCATAGCCATTGTTTCTCCAAACTTTATAGGCATTCTCGTATTTATCCTGTAGGGTAGGATCTGAAAACATTTTAGGAGAAGTGCTATCTTCTTTCTTAGCCATCTTCTCTTCAACTTTCACAGCAACTTGCTCAACAAGTTCGTCGCTAACCTCTAATCCTACCTGTTTGTTGTCTTCCATTTATTTCCTCCTCTTATTATAATCTCTTTAATGATAGCCAAATACTTACGCTACCATCAACTGGATTAACATTTTCTCTGAGTACGGAGTGCTATTATCATAATCATAAAGATGCTGTGGTACGCCAGCTGTAGCAGATCCAGAAAGACCAAGACCTGGCACTGTTTGTACCATATCAAGATTATCTACAACTGAATTTGCAGTTCTCTGAATACAACGACCAACAATCTGTGACACGTCAGTTGTACCATCTATCCATCTGATAAATCTACCATTTGCGTCTGAAGACACCAAGTCTCCAACACCAATTGCTCCACTTGCATCTGAAGTAGTTAGAACTGGAACTTCAATCATATAATCACAAAGTATGGCTACCTTGTTCTGTATCTGGTAGTTGGTATACTTCGTATTTCCTGTCTGACCAAAATCAACCGCTAGATTCTGGTAGTAATCGTACGGTGCAATTCCAACTGGTTTGTTTCCTGCAACGCTATCAGTTGATGCGCCAATATCAGCAGTAAGAACATAGACATCGTGACCATTAGCATCTACGTTTACAGTTAGGCCTACATCGTTTGCAGTGTACGTTAACGTACCAGCGGCACCACCATTACATAGAACTAAATCACCACTTGGATCTATCGAAACAATCCTACCAGCTTCGATAACTACCCAATCTTCTAGATAGTTGTCTCTCCTGATAACCGGTAAATACTGTGCTGGTCTAAGTTCAAGTGCTGGTCTTTGTCCTTCTGAAATTTCCAGAAGCCCTCTTGTGCGCTCATAACCAAAAGGAATCCTATTTACATTCTGGTTAGCTGTTCTATTTTGAGCCATTATTCTTTCCTCCTTGTATTAAGTATAAAGTAGGGCTTATTCGGAGCCTTTTGCACCAAACAATCTACCTAAAGTTTCACCCTTTGTTTCTTTATCCTTTTTAATTGTTTTTTCTTCTTTTTCTCCGGAATCTTCATGTTCAACTCCAGGGTTTTCCACTTTAACTGTATGTTTTATCACGTCTGGTTGAGCATCCTGCTCTATCAAGAAATCGTTAATTTGATCATTTAAAGAATCAACGCTTCTCTGAGAAAATTCATCCACCTTTTTATCGCGATCTTCAACAGTTTTTATCCCAGTTACATCTGGTTTTCCAAGAGTCCTCTTAAGATCAAAAAGCCTTTCAGCATTCAGTTTATGAAGGTCTGCGTTAAGATTAACATTCTCGTCCATGATTGTATCTCTTTCCTTGTCCCTCTTATCAAGCTCATCTTTAAGCTGATCTCTCTGGCTTTCTAGGGATTCTTTTTCTTTTGACAAAGCTGTTTGTGCGTCATGCGCTGCTTTAGTCGCATCTTTTGCTTCATCAAGTTCTTTAAGGACACCCTCATTCTTGGGATCATTTTTCATATCCTCCATTTTCTTTTTGAGAGTTTTAAGTTCTTTTAGACAATCATCTCCTTCGAGCTGTTTCTTAAGTTCATCTAGCTGTTTTTCGCAATTATCATCAACATTTGTTTTCATCTTATTAAGAGCTTCCTGGATCAGTTCTTTAACAGAGTCCATTTCACCGAGCTGGTCTTTCGTAAGCTCTTCAACTTTAGCCATCTGATCCTCCTTTTCTTTCTTGTCTTCGTTTTTGATCATTTTGTCCAAAAGATGAACTATGACCTCTTCCTCTTCATCAGTTTCATCTTCCAAGTAATCATATAAATTAGTACCTTCTTTTCCACTTAGATCGCAAAGAGTCTTCTCTTCTGCGTTATTAGCATACACACTTACTTCTGTTGGGTTTTCGTCTAGGTTATCTTCTTGCTTTGAACCAAAAGTTAAACCCTCAACCCTGGCATACTCATCTGCAGGTATATTTACAAAAGAAACTTCCCTGTAGGTAAGATCTCCAGTGGTAATATACGCCAGACCTTCGTCTTTGTAACTTTTTCCGGGCACATGTTCACACGGTCCATCGTCTGCCCAATCAATGCCACAAATAGAACAATAAGCATGGTCGGTGCTCATCCTTACTGACACTGTTTCGTACCTTCCGTCCACAATTTTTTCTATGGCGGACTGATCTGTTACTTTAACAACTAAATCAATATATCCATATCCATCGCTAGCTTTCAATATTGGTTTATAATCTTTCCCATCAATACCTTTGGGCGTTTTGGTATACTTAGCCCTTACCACTCTTCCTATCGGATCTTTTTCTTCATCATGATTAACAAGAACTGGCTTCTTGTATGGGGTTGTCCATGTTTTAATTCCTTTTTTCATGGATTTTGGGGGATAAACCCTATTATTTATAAGCGTTCCAGAATGTGTAGCAGCAACGCTACAAATTAGACTTACATTATCCCTAACACTCCCAGAGTCAGAAAAAACTAACTTCTTGTTATCATCTTTTATTGTGGTCTTTATCGGAAAGTTATCTATAAGGTCTATTGTATTACTCATAGTTTATCTCCCCACCTTTTTTGTTTTTAAACTTTTACCCTTCTGGCGGGCACGTTCTTGCTTGCTTAAATCAGCTTGCACTGATGGCCAATAACCTTTTTTGCCAACTTTAGCCTCTCCCTTTTGGCGCGGGTCATAAATACCAGCCTTACCTGAACCTGTTCCCATTTGAGCTCCGGCCATATCTACCTCCTATTGTTCTTGTATAGATGCTTGCATCGCCCCAGCATCATCCGGTTTAATAACTATCGTCTTAACGGCTGTTTCAATTGTTTTTGGATCCAACGGATTATCTTCTATTATACCATATTGAAGCTTAAAGTATGGTAGCTTAATCTGCAATGGATCGTTCCCAAAAGCGTCCAAATTTATCCAACCTATACTATATTTATCCGTTATGTCTACACCATCTATTATTAGTGTAGTATTTTTTGGATTTCCGTCTGTAATTATTTGAATATTCGGCATACATTACCCCCGTTATTTCTCTTCTTTTATCTTTTCATATTCAGCTAATAATCCCTGGTAGTATTCTTTTCGTTCTCTTTTTTGCGCCTCGGCTTCTTCGTAAGCTGTTATGCATCCCCTTATATATTCTATGTTTATTGTTTCTACTTCTGGAGAACCTTTAGTTATCTCCAAGGCTTCTTCACCATTACTATCTATAACTTTAAAACTTTCATCTCCCATGTCTATCTCCTTATTTTAAACACCTGCAACTAATTTTTCTGCCCCACCATAATAAAGATGCAAACCATCTGCTTCCATCCAAATCATCCCATTTTCTGGGCTCGTTGGTGCTGCCGTAATGTAAGGTAACTTAACTACACCTTGTCCTGTTACTCTCATTCCTGTGTCACCAGATTTTTCTAAATATATCTTGAAGTAATCCTCTATTGGTTCTGTTGGTATAGTTGGTGAATATGTTCTCTGTATCTTTATATAATAACCTTCAGTGATAGCATCTTCAGCAGCATCTGCCATATCTACCATGATATTACCCGTTACTGTCATATCATTATTAAACCTATGTGCTGTCGTAGCGCCGTAGTCCATGTAGCCATCTGCTAAACTATCTACGTATT